TAGCTCCTTTAGCTATTTGCCTTTGCCAAATGACGTCGTAGACCGTTTTTCCCTAAAGAGTGGCATACGAGCGTCGTTCTCACGCATGAAGTTATTGTCCACGGAGTCCATCTGAGACTGGTTTTTAGCAGCAAAGTATTCCTTACGCTGCCGCATCAGTTCTTCTGGTGCCTTGCACAACAACAGTCCTGCGACTTCGATGTTGTCTTTGAAACGGCTATCAGGGTCTACCAACATCTGGAACTGAGGTTGTTCCTTGATGCTAACCGGCTCCCAACCTTCTCGTAGTTTGGACGAGATATTGCGAGGGTCATTCTGGCCCATTGATGCTACACGTATCCAACGATACGCATAACCTGCTTCTTTGTCCGGTTCTGGCAGGGTCGATGCCGGTTGCCATACTTTAGGACGTTCAGCTTCTGCACGAGTTTCACGAGGGGCGCGATCTGCGTTTACCCTGTTATCAGCTACATTAGTCATCTTATTTCTCCATCTTCACTAGTTCACGGGCATACTGTTCGGGCGTTAAGCCTAGACGTTTTGCAATTGCCAATTGGGACTGTTTCAACACAATCTTTTTGGGGGACCGTGTTCGTGAGGCTGGAGCGACGACCGATGGCGCTTTTTGTTCGCGTGCAACGGGTCTGGTGTCACCATTATCCATTTCATCTCCGAAGTACTCGGAGAAGCGACGACGCATAGTTTTGTCTATAACGCCCCAATATTCGTCGGTGCCTGCAAACTGCTGGCCACGTTCATTTATGAGCCTCTGGTGAAGCCCAAGAGCCGATGCAGTCATTTCCGGGTCTGTACCCCACCACGTATTGCGCTCTTGCCACGCCATAGTTTTAGAGTCAGGCGTCGGAATTTGCACCTGCTGTTGCGGTATCTCTACCTCGTTATATTCCTCTTGTAAAGTAGGACGATAACCTGCGAGTTGTTGTATCTTATATTGCGCGGCGTTTAACTGTTCTTGGGCATCAAGTACCTTAGCAGTATCCCCGGCTTCATAGGCATCGTGATACAGACGCCTAGCTTTTTCTAACTCAAACTCAGCGTTCTGCTTGAAGCTACCAACCAGCGTCTGTTCGCCTTCTGCCATTGTGCTTTTCAGCCTACGGTTTTCTTCAAGTAGCCGTTGGGCAGCGGACAATGCTTCCGTCTTCTCACGCATCTCGCGTTCTTTTTCACGGCGTTCGTCGTGCCAGACTTTCTTCATCTGCTTTAGACGAGTCTTTACCTTGTCGGAGTAATCTTCAAGCTCATCAGCTTCCAATTCTTCAACAAGTTCCTTCGGCATTGGCTCACGGCCACGATCTGCTTCAGGGGTATCATCTTCAATTTCAATTTCGGGCGTATCAGCCTCAGAAACGGGGGTTTCGTCTTCGATTTCGTAGGAAAAATCCTCGAAGTCGTCATCATTCTGCATACTCATTTTACTTCTCCTTGTACGGGTTACGTCCGTTAAGCGCGGGAAATGCCCCGAGGGTCTTCAACAACACCTTCGACACTGTCGTCGTTAATGATGCGGAACTCACGACCGTGGATTTTCACACGGCTACCTGCCATTGGGCGGGTCAGGATGAAGTCACCTTCTTGGCACCATGGGCCAGACGGGAAGCGTTTCTCGTCCTTAAAGGCGTCAGGACCTACCTTCAGTACCAAAAGCACTGGGGTAGTAAGTTCTTCATACTGTTTGGTAGAGTCGGCCTTGAAGATACCACCAGCGGTCTTCTCTTCGACTTCTGGGATAGCGCACAGAATGCGGTAGCCTGATGGGTCTGGAAGCTGCTTGGCTTTCTTCTCGTCGGTGTCGGGCAGCACAGTGGCGTCCCCGATGTTATCTACGTCCGTAGCCAGAAAAATCTCTGGTAGGACGGGGAGAGTATTGTCCTCTTCAGTCATCGTCTTGTTCCATTCTTTGTGCGGTTTCAGCGATGAAACCGTTTGACATCATAAGTCCGCGAATAATTCCGCAGGCATATTTATATTCCCCATGGTCCTTTGCAGTTCCACGGGCGAGGTCGCCGCTAATTACGTCAATCTCATCTTGTACCTTTTTTGACAGGTACATCAGTAACTCATTTGTCATTCATTCTCCTTGGGCATTGCTTGGTTGGGAACGGGTTGTTCACTTTGAAGGGCTTCACGGGCGATTTCGATACCCATGCGGAGTCCTTCTGCTTCCTGCTTAGCTTCCATTTGACTTCTGGAAGTAGCAAGCTTCGCGCCGACGTTTAGGCCAGCTATCTCTTCTTGTGACTCGATGCGCATCTGCTCAAGCTCAATGCGGTCGTTCTTTTCAGCAGCGTCAATCATCATCTTCTGCTTCTTAAGCTCGAGTTCGCCCTTCTTAATCTCCAGTTCTTGCATCTGCATCTGGACGATTGGGTCCTGCTGCATCTGCTGGTTCTGTTGCTGTTGGGCTTCGGCTTGGTTCTTCTGGAGCAACTGGGTAGCTGCTTGTGCGGCCAGACGGGAAACAGCCAACTCGGTGTCTTCGTCCATCTCAGCGTTTGGCGGAGGCAGTGGTACACCGGCCTGCATTTCGACTTGTCTGCGGTACTCGAATGCAAGGTGTTCCGCGATGTGAGCCTGCATAGACGCCATCATTGCCTGCGCGTTGGGGTTCTGACCCATAAGCTGCATAATCTTGGGGTCTTGCATAGCGCTTGTGTGCACTGCAATATGTGCTTCGTGGTCTTGGTAGATAAACGCCTTGATGGGCTTACCGTTCAGGACATCCATGTTTTCAGACACAGGGTCACGCGGCTTCATGTCGTCGCCGTCCTTGAGCGGCACGAGCTTCTGCGCGTTCTTGATACCTAGCACCTCAAGCATCTGACGGTGTAGATAGGGCAGGTCGTAGATTTGCGGCGCGCCCTGTGCCAACTGGATAACAGCCTGATACTGTACGATCTTCTGCGCCATAGTGGCAGCGTTAGGATCAGATACCGGGATAACAGTGACCATATCATAGTCAGACTTCTTAGCCCTACGATCACCTTCTTCTGGCTCAAAGCTATACGTAGCTGGCGTATAATCGCGGATGATACCTTTGAGTAACTGAAACTCGCGCTTCATCGCATAGTGGACGCGTGCCTGCACGGCACTCATCATTTTCAACGTACGCTCAAGAATAGCCAGTGTGGTGCCCACAGGAGCCTGTGCAGACATGTCAGACACCTTCATGTCCGCCATACCCGCGAAGCGACGACCTTCGTCTACGATGGTCCCCAGCAAGCTGTAGAGCACTTGGCTTGGCTCTTTGTACGGCAACGGCATAATATTGTCGCGCATCGTACCTGACGCTACGTCTACATCGCGCCATTCAGCAGGGCTTATCGGGGTGTCGTCACCCTTGACACGCAAGCCTTTAGTTTTGAACCCGCCCGGGAGATTAGATAGAGTGCCAGCATCGACAAGCTGACGAATAAGACTGGTACCAGACTTAGCAAAAGCACCAATGAGATGGATAAGGCCAAAAGCATAGAAGCCAAAGCCCGGAACGTACGAGTAATGTACAAAGTGATTGCGTTTAAGTTTCTTTTTATCATCGGGGTTCCAGTTACGGCGAATAGATAGGACCGTTTCGGTCTCTTTATCTATAGTAATGACGTATGGGAGGGCTATTTCGAGGTCATTTTCAGCCTCATCACGGTAATCATCGTCTTCAATGACTAAATCTACGTGCATTTCTAGTAATTTGTACCGATCATCGGTCTCTGCACGGAAGCCAAGCTGTTCCGAAATCTTCTGCTCTACTTCATCCATCGAGTTGACAGGCTCTGGCAGGTCTATGTCACGGTAAAAGCCCGACGCTTGGAGCTTCTTAAGCTCATTCGGAGTCTTCCGCATTACATGGGTGACGCGTTCAGCGACTTCCAAGCTGGACGCGCCATAAGGCACAACTACGTCTTCCGCAGCTACATACATTGCGACCTGACGACCGAGTGATGGATCGTAGTACACCTTCTTGAACGCATTACCTGCAAGGCCCAACCCCCACAACATGCGCTCATGCTCAGGACGATACTCGACCATCACATCGGTCAACTGATAATTCATATCTTCTTGGACGCGTGCAGCGGCGTCCTTCTTCTCGTTAGTTTCTTTGCCGATTATCTGCGTACGCACCGGCCCTTGGGCTGGGAATGTCTCGCTCATAGTCTCGGCTTGGAACTTAACTACCGCTTCGGCCAGCAGTGGGTGATGTACACCACATGCACCGGGCCAAGGTTCCGTACGGTCTTCGACCTTCATACCCAGCAACTCAAGCCCGTCTACATAAGTCTGTATCCAGTCCTTGCGGCTGCTGATATCCTCGTCAAACTCACCAAGCAGGTCGCCAGCAAGCTCTGTAAGCACGCTCTCGTCCATATCTTCGGCTAGGTTATCGTTAAAGTCGCCCTCGTCCTCACTCGGGTCGATCTCGATCTCCATGTCACCAGCACGGATTGTTACTTCCTCTGGGTCTTCAATCTCAATCTCAAGGTCAGGACCCTCGTCCATCTCCGACATCATAGGAGACATGCCTAGCGGGGCTTGATTAACTGACTTGTCGATATCCATTAGTAGTATCCCTGATTACGGTTTGATTTAAAATACTGGATTTCGTCCGGTTCGTCTAGGTTAGTTGTAATATAACCACCACGCCTAAACCTATGCAGGGCCATAGACACCGTATCGACAAAGTCATCGTGGGTACCTGCGGGAAATTCTGCAACTTCATCAATGACTTGCTCGGCCCAGCGCGTCGCTGGTGCCCATACTCTACCAGACGCAAATATATCTGCCACAGCATTCAGACGACTGATCTTGTCATTACCCCGTGTCGGGGTAAACTCTTGCACCGGTATGCCCATGGCTCGCATCTCGTATATGAGCGGCGCACCTGACGCCTTTTTCTCGATTATGACGCTGTCTGGGTCCCACTCTTTATACTCTTCGATAGCCACACGCTTAAGCTCAGGAAACTCCATGCGGTCCCGGAAGGCATTTAGCAGGATAATATTAGCCTGTGTGATGCCGTTGTCGTCAGGGTGATAAAACACACCCCATGTCGTGCACGCACTGTAGTCGGCACGCTGCGTTTTCTCGAAGGCCGTATCCCAGCTTTGCAAGATAAAGTCGCAAGCAGGCGGCTCGTCGCTCTCCCACTCCTGCCACCACTCTCTTTTAACAATGGCAGCGCTCTCCGACACCGGATTCTGCTGATACTGCGCCATCCACTTGCTGTTCGGAACGTCGCGCTTAACTTTCTCAAGCTCTTCTAAATCCCAGAACTCAGGCCACAGTGGCTTAGCTGAAGGCAAAATTGCTGGAAATTCAATGACTTCCCACTCACCGATGGACTCGTTGGCCACCGCGTCCTTGAGTATCTGTCCTGTCAAGTCTCTTTTAGACCAGCGCGTCATTACCACGACGATGGCCCCACCCGGCTGGAGACGCTGACGCGGCCCTGAGGTGTACCACTCGTAGGTCTTGTCGTAGATATCTGGGTTGACTTCTGCGATGGCAGCTTCCTGCTCGGAGTGCGGATCGTCGATAATGAGCACGTCAGCACCCTTACCTGTTACGGCACCCCCGATCCCGATAGCGAAGTAATCACCCCCCTTCGAAGTATTCCAGCGGCCAGCAGCTTTGCTGTCAGACGCGAGACTTAGGTCTGGAAATATCCTATGGTATACTTCTGTGTCTACGAGGTTACGAACTTTACGACCAAAGCCTACCGCAAGCTCTGCCGTATGGGAACATTGGATAATTTTTTTATGGGGGTACTTGCCGAGGAACCATGCAGGGAGCAGGTAAGAGGCGAACTCCGACTTTGTGTGTCGCGGTGGCATATTAATAATGAGCCGTTTGCACTCACCACGAGCAACGCGTTCGAAGGCATCTGCCATTTTCGCATGATGTCGTCCCCCTATGAATGTCGGCCACACTTCCTTGACAAAACCAAGAAACTTTTCTTGGGCAGTCTTTGTGGTTTTTAGCTCATCAAGCTTATCCAACTCTGCCAGTAGTTTCTCTTGCTCACGCGGAGGCAGTAGGTGCAAGATTTTCGGGATATCATCGAGCGATATCTCCTCCATCAGCTTCTTGTTAGGACTACCGCGTCGTGCCATTAGGCGTCGTTGTCTTTGGAAAGGGCTTCGTCTTCTTCGTCATTCACAGGCGGGATGTATCGACCAAGCTCTTCATCCAAGTCTTCACCCACCATCGGCATGTCGATAATCTTGGCATTCAGCAACCGCTTGACTCGCTCCTTGATGGCGCTCTCCAAAGCATCAGGCGAGTTATAATTGATGGTGAGTTCGCTGCGCTCGGTGAAGAGCGAGATATCTGAGTGCTTGCCCAGTAGTTCCAAGGCTCTCAGTTCAAACTTCGTATCGCCACAGTTGGCAATCTCTAACAGCTTGTTGGTCAGCGCTGCGCGAACCTCGGTAATGTCATGTGCTAGATTATGTCCGTACTCACGGACGAACGATGATGCTGCTAATGCCACAGGTAAACTCTTTAATGCTTCACGATTTTTGCCTTTAAGCGCTGACCTAATCAGCGCCTTCTCCTTGTCGATGGTTTTCTCATCAATCTCTAGCGGTGCGCCAAGGCTCTCAATAAGCTCTGCGGTGTTCGCAGCAATCACCACCTCGTCCATATAGGTGGGCAATACCTCTTCATCGAGGCTGAATGGAACCGGGTGTTTATCCGTAGGTTCAATTTTTACAACAGGCATGTGGTGCAGCATCCGGTTTGAGGGAAGCAGTGAAGCGGCACCTGTACGCAACTAGCGGGAGAAAGAAAAGCCAAAAAGCATATAAACTAATCTTTATGTGTTAGACCACTACGCTCGTACGTCTTCCTCCTGTGGCAGTTAGAGCAGCGCACTTCGCATTTAGCTATCTCAGCTTTTAGCTTTTTCATACTAACACCTTTGCGCGCAGCATCAGATATATTGAAGTCCTTGCCCGCTACATGGTCGAACTCAAGCACGATGGCGTCTGTTTCCCCACAGTCTACACAGGGGTTAGCTTTGAGGTGGGCAGTTATAAATTCACGTATGCGCACACGGACTTTGGTGCTGTACTCTTTAGCCTTGGCAATAACCCTGTCGCGGTTGGCCACGTAATGCCTGCGGCTCGCTTCCTTCTGCTTTATCGGGTCATTGATAGGCATGGGCGCGGGGTATACCACGTAAGTGGCAGATTTATGAAGGGAAAAGGGGTGGCGCGGACTGCGAGGGGGGCACCACCCCTTCCGAAAAGGCCGCAATGTCGAAGTGCGACGGGGAATAATATCAT